AAGAAAAGATTTTAGTTCTGGCTCTTGAATCAGACGATTCGAATCAAATGATCAGAGCAATAAGAGACATTATTAATATATGTACGTTTGGTAATGTCGATGCTAATAGTTTAACTATATTTGATCTTGAATTTGTGTTTCTTAAATTGAGAGCAGTATCGGTAGGCGGCAACACAAGTCTTAAAGTTAAATGTCCCGATTGTGAAACATATGCAGAAGTGACTCTAGATCTCACTACTGTAGAGATCAAAGGTGATATGAAACCTAATATGAAAATTCAGATCACTGATGAGGTTGGAGTTATCATGCGATATCCTACAGTGAATGGTACCCTATTAGATACGGATTTAAAGGCGACTGATGATTATTCTACCGCTATATCAACTATAGCCTCGTGCATAGAGACTATATACGATGCTGAAAATACACACAGCGCGGATAATTCAACGAAACAAGAACTGATTGATTTCATCGAATCTTTGAGTCAAGAACAATTTAGCAAGGTGAATGAATTTTTTAATGATATGCCGACATTGAAACACGATTTAAGTTTTGATTGTGATTCATGTAATTCTAACAAGACAACTACGATTAAAGGCCTTCAGAGTTTTTTCTGATAGCCCTTTCTCATGAGTCGTTAGTGTCTTTGTATAAAACGAATTTTGCGTTGATGCAACATCATAATTATACATTAAGTGATTTAGACAATATGATACCATGGGAAAGGGAGATATATGTTACTATGCTGGCAACACATATCAAAGAAGAAAACGAACGACTCGAGAAAGAAAAGAGAAAGTAATGCCTATAGAAGATATGGATAATGATGGTATAATTTCTAGCAATGATCTTGAATTGAATAAAATTATGCAAGAATTAGAACGAGCTGAAGAAAAAGCAAACGCACAAAAGAACATGGCATGGATAGCATTGATCATGACCGTGTTCTTCACTGGCCTGCTCTTCACTCCCATTATACCCGTTGAAAGAATTACAGCGTTATCTAACGTGCTCGATTGGTTTTATATAACTCAGGCGTCCATCGTGTGTGGATTCATGGGTGTTACTGCATATGCAAATAGGAAATAGACATGGCTGAAACAACACTAACTGATATTGGAAATAGACTTCAGGCCGATGCTGGCCAAAATCGAGAATCTCTCGATTCTATAAAAGATGCAATTATGCAGAGTGCCGCGATATCAATCGGCCCTAGCGCGACATCAAACGCTATAAACACCTTTGTTACAGGAATGAAGCAAGATAACCTGGCCAATATAGAGAAGGCGAATGAATCAACTGCTCTCGCTGAAGAATTAATAGATTCTGTAGAAACTAATACAAAAACCCTTGCAGAGGAAATAGCGGCAATAGATACGTCATTCGATTTTGGTGGATTTATACCTAACTTGATTGCAGGTATACTCGCCACATTAACCGCTGTGTTAGCAGGGACTCTCATGGGTGCGATAATGGGTGCTTTCAAAGAAGCGAAGCTTTGGAGCAAACTAATAAACAAATTAACGGGTGGGATCTTTCCCAAAATTATAAAAGGTTTCGGTATTGATGGAATTAAGTTATCATTCAACGAGAAGATGCTTAAAATATCAAAGGCCATGGGAAAGATAGGTACCACTTTTGGTTCAATAGGAGAGACCTTTAAGGGTGTGACTGCGTCTATTAAATTGGCAATTGCTGAAAGTAGTATAGGAAAAGCTATAACTAGTGTTGGTACTTTTATATCGGCACAAGCCGCGCTACTCAAAGAGTCATTCATGTTGATGAAGACGTCAATAGGAGGATTGTTAAAAGGCGTAGCTGGTGGCGGCGGGCCCGCTGGTGGCGGAGGATTCTTTGCAAGAATCAGCAAAGGGTTTGGGTCCGTAACAAAATTTATTGGGTCATTTGGTAAGTTGTTTACAAGCATTGGCACTACGGCAGGAAAAGTAGCAGGATTCGTGGGCAAGATCTTTGTACCTTTACGTGCTGTAATGGTTCTCTTTGATACTGTAATGGGAGCATGGGACGGGTTTCAAGCAGAAGGAGTATTGGGTGGAATAAAAGGAGCAATAAAAGGCCTATTTAAAGGAATGATAGGTAGCATATTAGACTTAGTAAAAGACGGCATTTCTTGGATAGCGAATAAATTCGGCTTCGGCGAAATATCTGAAAGTTTAGATAGTTTCAGCTTTGTTGAGGAGTTTGATAAACTTGTTGATTTTGTATTTGAACTACCTGCATCTATATTCGATTGGGTTAGCAAAAAGGTAAAGTCAATCGGCGAAGACTTGTCTGCTATGTTGGGAGCAATGATGGATCTTGACATTCTCGCTACCCTTGCAGCAGGTATTAAAGGTATGTTCAAACTGTTATATGAGCCTATACTTACTGCAGTTAAAGATATTATTTCATGGGTTGCAGGACTATTAGGATTTGATGAATTGTCTGCCACTCTCGATAACTTTTCCTTCAGTGATGCGTTTGACGGTATGATAGATAAGATCGTGAAAGTTATATCCGATTTCTTCACTGGCGTTGTTAACTGGGCCAAGGAGAATCTAAATCCTCTCAAGATATTTGACGGTGTAGGCGGCTTTATTTCTGGTATGTTAGAGAGCCCGAATGAAGCGGCCGGAGTGGCCGCTAATGCGCCGGGTACGCCATCTAATGTTGCAGGGGAAACCGTTGCAGCTGATTCCCCTAGGATGATACGAGGACAACAGCAACAACCTGTAGTTCTAGTGGAAGGCGCTAAAGGTACTGGTGATGATAATAGTGATAACAGCACTAGCACCTTTAACAGTATGGGAGCGGTGGTAACTGAGAAAAATCTTTTAGGTAAATCAATAAAAGGTAAAGGTTACAGTCAATAAACCTAAACTTTACCTGACTCAAAGTGCGGCCCGTCAATAAACGGGCGGCGCCCCTGAGATACTCGTAATGCAATATAAGCAAAGTGCTCATCTTCCATCGAATTGAGTGACTTTGTAATATCTGGAATATGCCAAGCACCGCCCCATCGTAATGGTTTCTTTGCCTTGATAGCCGCAGTTTTCATCGCTTCTGCTATAGTCCAATAGGTGGACATCTCCCAAGAGACTTCTCCACCAATGTACCCGACAACATCAAATGCTTCGCCAACGATGTGTTTTGATTTCATGGTGGTTGACGCACCACGCGCTACTAATTCCTTTTGACGTTGCTTCGTGCGAAGTCCTTCCGTGACCCCAAAATCTAATTCAGTAATCTTTATTGCATTCTTTACAACTTCTATTAGATCATCATCAACACCCTTAAGTTTGTCAAGTGATCGCTTCGATAGTTTAAACATAATTGTCTCCTATAAAAATGGGCCCTGTTTCCAAGGCCCGATTGTTTAACTATTTGCTAATTTAGCAAAATAGGCCATGGTGTCTTCTTCATCAACAGCCGGGGTTGTCGCCTCTGTCATATTCTGTACAGGCGCTTCCTTCGACTTAGGTTCTGGTGCATCCATTGGCGAATCCATTGAAATCGCTTCTGCGGTAGTCATTGGAGTTGTTGAACCCAATACTCGGGCTAGTTTTGCCTTCAATTCAGCATACGGTTTGAAGTTTGATGGGTCTGTAAACTTCGCCAATGGTTCTAATTTACCATACAGCGTTTCAAGTTTTGCATCATCGCCATCAAGGAACGCTTTAGGTGCAGCAAATTCTGACTTATCATAATTCACCCAACCTTCAACCTTTCTAATCTTAACTTTGAAATCCGCACCACCCCAAAAATCAAATGGGTTAACTGCTTCTTCATCATCAAACTCGGGTTGCATTGAATCCATGATCTTATCAAAGATTTTCTTGCCAAACTTGTATTGCATAACCTTACCTTCTTGACCAGGGTTTGCAGCATCAGCAACTACGAAGATGTTTGACACATAGTGCAATCGACGTTTCTGCTTTCGGGCAAGTTCTTTGTCTTCGTCTGCACCAGAGTTCCACAACTGAGAGTTGTACTCGGAGACAGGGTCATCTTCACCTAGAGTTGTACGAGAGTTTTCGATATACCATTGACCAGTCGGTCCTTGAAATCCATGGTCCCAATAGCGTACCCAGGGCAATTCTTCACCTTCGGCAGCAGGGAGGAAACGAATAACAGCGTAACCATTACCCGATTTATCTCGAGTTGGTTTCCAAATGTTATCATCACCATAAGATTTCTTTTCTCCGCCGACATTTTCAGCGGCGGTGGTCATGGCTTTAAGTGCCTCAGAACGAGACTTTTTCATATTACTAAACGACATTTTTATTTACCTATTTTATATTGCGGTGTATTTACAGTGTATTATTCAATGTATCATTATATAGAGTATTATATATAACAGTAACCATTATAACATAAACAGTTACGTTTGTCAACCTATATTGAATCAAAATATTTGAATAATATCATTTTTTATCTTTGTAGATAATACAGGACTTATGATGAATGGAGTGTAGTTGTTTATCTTTGCATACAGTTCTGGCCAGAGTATAGTATCAACCACTTTCTTATTTGCGTGATCAACGAACCCAGTCAGACTATTTACAACAACAACAGTTTCGAGATGTACTTCATTCGATAGATATTCATGTATTATAGAAGGGTAACTTCTGTCTTCCATACCTAACACGTTATCGAACGAATCGTACTTCGATTCCATCTTATATAAGTCTTGTTTGATATTGTAACTCAATGACTCATTAACTTTTAACCAATTTTGATATTCCTCTTCTCTGTTTAACATATCTCCGACCCATTTGCAATCATTCACAAAATGGGCCACATAGTATTTGATCAAGTCATCCTTATCATCGAATCGCTTCGCGACCTTGGCAAAGAAAAACTTGTCTTTCCTTTTCCAAAACGACTTCTGAGTAGCACTAGTCTTGAAACGATACTTGATAGCATCGTACTTCGACGTAAAGTGTAACTTCAAAGCGTTGTGATAAGAGTACGCATCAAATGACTCCATTAGATGGGTAATGTATTACCACCCTTGATATAATTTAATCGTACGGCCTCTGCTTCCAACTTATCTTTGACAATATCAGATAAGAACTTGTTAGCATCTTCAGGGTACAACTCATGCTTTTCACATAACATCAAGATAGCATCCATGTATCCCATTTTGTGTACGGCAACTTCATTTTCTACCATAGAAGAGAATTTCTTCTTGGTAATCATTTTTTCTTCGACTTCAGCAATCATTATGCGTACACAAATTCAGTCACGTTGTCAACCCTAAATGATCGCCAACCTTCCGCTATAACGTCATAGACTGCGATTACAGCATCGGTACGGGCAGAGGTGGGTGCATCAGGGGAGGCGGGGTTATGTGGTGCCTCCTCCGATGGGATTACACTCGAGTTAAGTGTGCAGGACATAATTCGTGTGTCTCCATTTACCTTGGTGAATGTTACTTTACATGTAGCACTTCGAAGCGCTTCAACCATTTCTTCTCTTAACATAATATATTTCCTATTGTTTATTTTATTACTGTAAATTGTAAGGTCTTGCCATCTTTACTCATTGCGATCAACCTGGCATTATCATCACGCAGCGTTTTTATTTCATGTTCCATTTGATAAAAATACTGACTTTGTGAGTCATAATCTGTTGCCAAAGTATCAATCTCATTTTCGAGCAAGACTATCTCTTTATGAATCCAATCCGCTACTTCTGAGTCATAGCGTATTCGATAACTTAATTTAGCTTTGTCCATGTTTAATCCCCGTATTAAATTCTTCAGGGCCTTGTGTTGTAAACTCCATCCCTGCCATATTGCCAACATACGTCTTGCCATTCCAGCGCATATGAATCTTATTGTGCGCTATAAACGCATTCAGGGATTCATGTATCTTAATGTTGTCAACCT